CACCAGAAGAATTGATATCCATAGTTCCACTGGATCCAAGTTTCATTGCGGTGTCTGCTAACTGATTGATATTTGCTGCTTGAAGATTAAAGTCGCCTATAGCTCTAACATAAAAATCTCCACCAGTAACGATATCTAAATCATTCGCTACTGCAATTGATGCATTGTTACCAATTCTAACATTAGCGTTTTGAGAAACTTCAATATTTGCATCTGTTCTGCAGAAGATGTTTGCATTTCCATCAGCAGTTAAGTTATATTCACCTGCTACGTGGATAGAACCATTACGTTCCATAATGGTAAAATTATCACCAACAATATAATTTACTTTAGTACCATTTGCGTCAATTTCACTAAATGTTCCTGAACGATGATAAGTATGGAGTCTCTCATGTCCTGGAGTATCATCCCATTCTTGTAAATGACCAGATTCTGTTTCCATCACTTTATTGAATGGATATTTTGCACCAAATCCATTCATTGGTTGATCCCAAGAACCCTCATCGTATGCTTTAGGGACACCACGTTTCATCATGGCATCTTTCTTCTCAATAACAGTACCTGTGATGATACCACGTGCTAAACGATTAGTGTCTGGTTCGTTAATGTAATCTTTTAATGGGTACTTATTGTTTGGATCTCTGAATCCTGTATTATCAGAACCACGTCTTTTAGACTCTGCAGATGGTCCAGGAGTTGGTGAAGAACCATCTGCTGGTGGACTTGCTTGTGGAGCAGCAGCATCTTTATCAGTTGTTGCTACTGATGGAGATCCATAGAAGTATTCATAATACTCCAACTTCTTTGCTGCAATATCTGGAGAGTTAACACCTACTGCCTTTTTAGCAGAATAAAAATATCCAGGATGGTCTGTCGATCTTGCCGAAGAAGGCACACGATCTTTAATGTAAAGAGCAGCAACTAATGCAGACACGTTGATGTCTGCATCAAGAGAATCTGGATTGTTAACAAGATCTAAGTTTAGACCCAGCTTGTTAGCCATGTCTTGATATTTTTTGTAGTTACCACGACCAGTCAACTGGATGAAACCACGTCCATAATATTTTCCACCATCAGCATCAGACTGATTTCCTAAGAAATTTTTACCACGTTTAGTTGGTCCATAAATGACAGTAAAGAATTGTTCACGTGTGATACCCTTTTTAGAAGCATCAGATAATCTGTCAACCTCTTCCTCTGTTAAGAAAGAGAAAATTTGTTTAATTCTACCCTTTGAATAATTGTATGCTTCATTCTGTGGAATCCAACGAGATTCACCACCTGCAATACCCAACAATGCACACTTTTGTTCTTTAGTCGTTAAACCAACTTTATCGCATGCTGCAATAAGTGCCTTGATACCTTCTTCAGACTTCGTTGGATTTGCACTAGCACCCTTTGGTGGTTTAGTTGGAATAGAAATATTAGTATCAGTTTGTTGAACTGGTGTCTCACCAACTGTGATAGGTTTACCATCACTTGAAGTAACTGGTTTACCAGAACTATCAGTCAAATAATTTTGCGCTTTGCTAGCATTGACTTCTGCTAAATTTGTTGGTGGTTCTTTAAACGTAATAATATTTTCACCGTAACCAGCTACTTCATTATTAATCGTTATTTGGGTTCCACTATCAATGCTGACGATGAATGTAGTGTCAGGTAGTTGGAAGCCAACGACTCCCATGTTGGCTCTCAGATCTTTAGTTAAATCTGTTCTTCCAGTTTGTTTATCATAGAATGTTAACTGTTTACCACTAACTGGTCCAACAATTGTTCTTAATTCTATCTTTGTTGCTGGAGTATCTTCTCCAATAACAGTAGAGTTGTCATCATCATCGATTGCAGTAGGTAACTGTGGGATACCACCGACAGTACCCAAAATAATTGGCTGTTGCTGATTCTCGTCAGCAAACATAATGATAACAGTAGTTCCTTCAACTGGACCAATTGGTGTATAACCAATACCATTCATCGCAGCAGAACCAATTGGTTGAACAGGCAATGCCCATGGCAACTCATTGGTAGGAAGTTGTGATTTATCGTGGGTGTGTAATCCTACAATACGAACTTGGCATCGACCAAGTTGTAATGGGTCAGAACGATTTTCTACTATACCTGAATAAAACATTATTTCGCAGCCTTATCTACACTCATTAATAAACTATCCTTGATCAACTCCATATTACACTCATGCATATCACGATCAATAGTATGATTAATCGCAGAAATAATATAAAAACCAGAAAACATCTTATCTGTTATATCTGTGTCGTTGCCTCGTATCGGTTCTACTTTATTTAATTTCACTTCTACTTTTTGTCCAACAGTATAATCCATTCTTCCTGGAACAGTTATATTAATTTTATTTGCTTCTGCTGCCTTCAGTAAAGAAATTCTTTTTTGTATTGTTTTAAAATTAGTGGTATCACCAGTACCACTAAATCCACCAGTATATCTTGGGACAATCATCGTTGCAGAATTAGTTCTAAAAATAGAATTCAAAGATGCTACATTATACTTATTCAAGTGTTTGTCAGAATCAAAATTGTCAAACATATTGTATGTTTTGACTCTGTATGTTTTCTTAGTTAAATCATAAGAAGTTGCTTTAGAAGCAAACATACCACTTCTAATTCTATCAATATAGTCGAAGCCAGTTGGAATGCTAATAGTGCTTATTCTTTTATAATCTTCACCAACATTTCGAACATCTTGTCCCATTGGTAATTTATCACGTGTATATCTGTCATATGTGAATGTTTGTACAGGCGCACTAACATACATAGATTCTAAACTGGTGAAATAGAATCCATCTCTGTTTTCAAAAAACACATAACTTGGTGAATTGTTAGTATTCTCTGCAAACTGAGCAGCATAATTAATACACTTAATAGGAGACCAGAAATTTGATATGAATTTGACTGAGCGAGAAGAATCTTCGGAAATAAATCTCTTGCTTGATTGAAGACCATCTGTTTTATTTGTAACAATATCCGCAATAACATCATTCACTTTACCAGTATAAACTCTGCTGATCTTTTTATTTAAATCAACAATAGCCTCCATTGATATAAAGTGTAACTGATAAGTGACTGCCCTATCACCAAGCAATTCTCTATCAGTTAGTTTGTAAATGTAAAATGTACCTTTAATGTTACCTTTAGACAATGTTGGAGTGCTAATGTCTACTTCTACTTGTTCTTCACCAGTGAAAGGTAACAAATTAATAAAATCTAAAGATTCTTTAAGAACCATTGAACCAGTAATGAATGGAGAAAATATATCCTCGAAGATTTGAATACCAATTACCTGAGCAGTAATATTCTGAGAGTTACCAGTTCTGGTAACAATCTTGATAGAATTTACGCTTACATCACCAGCGAATCTTAATGCATGCTTTGAACTCATTACATTATGTCTTTATAATTCTGCAGAATTGTGTTGATTAAAGATGGAGAGATTATTTTAATTCTTCTTTTCTTTTCATTCAATCTCTCTTCATATTCTCTATTAGACACAGGATATCCACCCATTACAACATGACCATTTGCGTCTTCATAATGACGTGTTGCGTCTGCATTTTCACCATACTTGGCATCGATATATTTCTGCAATGTAACATATGTTAATGGCCATTCTGCAGCATAATCATAGCGATTATTCGCCAACATTATAACCCAGTGGTACTCTGGTGTTCCATAAATTTTTTCTGACAATATCTCTGGTGTCTCGCCATCTTTGATATCATAAAGATCGTAAGTTGTGATACTAGCAAGAATCTCTTTTCTAAAACGAATGTTCTGTGTAATATCGGTCATACCGATAAGTTTTTGAAATTTCTTAGTTACGCCATATGGAGTTGAAATTTGTACAGAGGGTTGTGATGTATAACCTGTTCCTGGATTCAATACTACAACTGAAGAAACCTGTCCACCGATAACTACAACTCTTCCTGTGGCAGTAACACCATCTTCCAAATTGTCTGGTGGAGAAAATATACAAGTTGCCGAAAGATAACCAAGTCCTGGATTAATGATAGTAACTGAGTTGACACCTCCACCTGC